TTCCGCTGGAAACAATCGACAAAATCAAGGCGCTTGACCGTGATTACAAGATGACCAAGGAACTTGTTCAGTTTGCCAAGTTCAACCGCGTTTTTGGCATCAGAATTGCGCTGTTCCACGTTGAAAGCAATGACCCGCTTTACTATGAAAAGCCGTTCAACATTGATGGCGTCAGGGCTGGTTCATACAAGGGCTTCAGTCAGGTTGACCCGTATTGGATAACACCGGAACTTGACCAAGATGCCGCCGCCAATCCGGCCAGCAAGTTCTTTTATGAGCCTACATGGTGGCGCGTGAACGGCAAGCGCTATCACCGCACGCATTTGGTTTTGATTCGGTATTCTGAAGTTCCTGACGTTCTGAAGCCGTCATATATCTATGGCGGATTGCCATTGCCGCAAATAATCATGGAACGCGTTTATGGTGCGGAACGCACGGCCAATGAAGCGCCGCTGTTGGCTATGACCAAGCGCACAACCGTTCTTCACACTGATATGAACCAAGTCTTGACCGATCAAGTCTCCTTTGAAGAAAAGCTTGGCACTTGGATTCATTACCGTGACAACTATGCTGTAAAGGTGTTGGGTGAAGATGAAGAGATGCAGCAAATGGACACCGCGCTTGGTGATCTTGACGCCATCATTATGACGCAATATCAGCTTGTTGCCGCTGTTGCCAAAACGCCGGCGGTCAAGCTGTTGGGAACAAGCGCCAAAGGATTCAACGCAACCGGTGAATTTGATGAATCCGTTTATCATGAATACCTTGAAACCATTCAATCTGATGAATATGACCCTTTGCTGAAGCGGCATTATGAACTGATGCTGAAATCAGACTTCCCTGAACTGGCCGCCGCCGGCGTCACAGTTGAAGTTGCTTGGCCGCCGCTGGATTCCATGACTGAAGGTGAACTGGCTGACATTCAACTGAAGCGCGCGCAAGCCGTTCAGACTCTTCAGCAAACCGGCGCCGTTGATGGCTTGGATATACGGAAGGGATTGATTGAAGACAAGCATTCAGGGTTCAACGGGCTGGAAATGCCGGAAGAACTTCAGCCTGACCAGCTTGATGATGACCTGACCGACACTGACACGCCGGCTGAAGCTGAAGGCGCTGTTGCCGCTGGCGCTGAATCGGAAGAAGACCTTCCGGCCATTGATGAACCGGCCGTGAACCAAGTGCTGACCAACATGACAGGCAAGAACTTCCAGCACCTTGAACGCATACTGAACAAGGTGCGCAAGGGTTCAATCACGGAAGCGCAAGGCGTCATGATGCTTCAAAGCGCCTTTGGCATGACGGCGGAACAGGCCAAAGAATTCATGGGCATTCAGCCTGAAGAAGATTGAAACAACCCAAGGGCAACAGTGGACAAACACCCAACCAGACAGGCGCCAAGCAATCCGCGCCTGATACTGACGCAAGATGCCGCACAACGGCTGAAGCGTGACGGTCAGGTTGCCGGCGCGGTGATGAACCACGCCTTTTCCATTGAACAGCGCTATTCCAAGGAACTTGAAAAGCTGACCGCGCAAATGATCAAGGAAATGAAGGCGGCCATTGTGGCTGAACTTCAACAGGCCGTGACCAAGGCTGAAGCCACGCTTGGCAAGACCGGCCAAGATGCTGATGAACCAACCAACAAGCCAACGGCCGCAACCGGAACCGGCGTGATGACCGCCATTGAAAAGGTCAACGCGCGCTTCAAGAAAATGTTTGCGTCACTGTCAACAGGCTTGGCAAAGGGCATGGTTGGCCAAGTATCCAAGACAAGTGAAACCAATGTTTCAGCCAGCCTGAAGGAACTGGTTGGCCGTCACACTGTTGGCATGGGGTTCATGAACAACCCGCAAACGGCCGCCGCTATCAAGGGCGCCATCACGGAAAACGCCAAGCTGATTTCAAGCTTCCCTGATGAATATGCCGCGCGCTTGAAGAAGACCATGAAAACAAGCCTGTTGCACGGCGGCAACTTGGGCGCCTTCAAGAAGTCAGTTGACCGCATCATTGACCGCACTGACAAGGATGCCGGCATAATCAAGCGGAAGGTCATGAACACGGCCATTGACCAAACCCGCAAGGCCTATGTTGCCATGAATGAAACGCGGCTGACGGCGGCCGGCGTCAAGAAGTTTGAATGGATTCATTCCGGTGGCGGCGCAACCGCAAGGTCGTTCCATTTGCACCAGTGGCCAACAGGCCTGAACGGCGGAATCTTTGAATTTGCCAATCCGCCGGTCATTGACCCTGACACCGGTGAACGCGGAATGCCGGCGCAACTTCCCAATTGCAAATGCACCTTCAGGCCGGTTGTGGAATTTGATGAAAGCGGTGAATTATCTGAAGAACAAATGGCTGGCATTCTTGGTGAAGCGCCAAGGCAAGCGCCAAAGGAAACGCCAATTTCACCGCCGCTGACGCCGTTGCCGCGTGACTTCTATGGCGCCGGAACCAACAGGCTTTCACCGGCATCACCGGCGTTCAATCCGCGTGACTACTTTGGCCGGCCAGAACCAGCGCCAAGGGTTGACACTACAACGCCGCCTTTGCGGCCTGTTGGGTTCAGCCGCACGCCACCAAGGAAGCCGCCAACCATCAAGGGCGGTTCAGCGCCAACCAATGTTCCGCGCGTGCCGCCAAAGTCAAGGAAGCCAAAGGTTGCCAAGCCAACCAAGGTTCCCAAGCCACGCAAGCCGCCGGCCATTCCCAAGCCAAAGGTTCAGCTTCCGCCGCGCACGGTTCAGCCGCCAACGCCGCGCGTGACCAAGCCGCCGGTCAAACCGATTGATGACAAGGCAAGGCTTGAAGCGCTGGCCGCCGCCAACGCTGAAGCCAAGCGCAAACTGGCTGAACAACAGGCCAAGAACGCCGCGCTGGCCAAACAGCTTGAAGAAGAACGCCGGAAGCTGGCTGAACTGGAAGCCAAGAAGGCAAAGGTTCAGACTTATGAAAACTATAAGCCGCGCGGAACGGTTGCCAAAATGGAAGAAGACCTTGGCGCCGTTGGCGTTTCCAAGAATGTTGTCCTGAACACGGCGCTTCCAAAAGATGATTTGAACGCAATGACGCGTGAAATGATTGGCCTGAAGGAGCGCTTTGAAACGCCTGAATTGACTTCCTTTGGTGATGCGGGAAGGGCTTTGCGGAATGGCAGCCCTTACCGATACAAGGAAACGCCAGCCGACACGGCCGCCGCTATTATTCAGGCGAACCACCTTGACAGAATGCTTTCAGGGAAAACGGTTGGTGCGTTTGTTCAGTCAAGGGACAGGGCGACTGGTGAGCGCTTCACAATGCTGAAGACCGGCGCAACATTCAACAACAAGGTCAGGAACAATGGCTTTGGCGGTGAAGATAAAAACTATAATTTGCGCACAATGAAAAGCATCAGGCTTCCGATTGGCGCGCCAAAAGAAGTGGTTGACGCTGCTGAAGCTTCAAGCGGCGTTGTTTCATACACTGTTTCCAGTTCAGCGCGCGGCACAATAATTCATGAATATGGCCATTCATGGCACTTGAACAAGACCGGCGCTGAACGTGATGAAATTGACCGCATTGCCAAGAAATCCGTCAAGGAAGGTTGGGCTGACCTGATCAGCACCTACGCAACGGAAGACCTTGACGGGGAAGAATATGTTGCTGAAGCGTTCACGCTTTACAACATGGATGAGACCGGAAAAGAGCATGCCCGCATCAATCCAGAACTGTTGGCTATATTCAAGAAGAATGACAGAAGGGTGAAACCATGAACCATGAAGAAGCAATGGCGGCGGCAAAGGCGGCATTGAACACAAGACCGATGACGGTTGAATCAGTGACAGCTTTCATGACGATCATGAAAGCCGCGCCGGATAGTGCGCAGGAAAGTCTTGGGCTTTTGATGACAACCCTATTGCGGTATGCCATGCGCCAAGACAACGCTGAAGAACTCGTTGCCGTCATTTCACTGTGACGCGCAACACGCAACAAAAACGCGCGACAGGTTGCAAAGTATTTCAGGCCGCGTGACAATTGTGGCTTCAGACATTCATCAACGTGAACAGGAAGACCGCTTGCCAAAGTCAGCGCGCATTCAAGATTCAAACGGCTGGTTTGAAGTCAAGGACAACCCGCTTTCAAGGGTTGGCGTTTTTCCGTATAGCGGCCGGCAAATTGGCGCGCCTGACCCTGACAAGATTTACATGGTATACCGGCCGGAAGAAGAACTTTCTGACCCTGAATGCCTTGAATCATTCAAGCTGTTGCCTTGGATTGATGACCATGAAATGCTTGGTTCTGAAAGTGAAGGATTGACACCGGCTGAATCAAAGGGTATTCATGGCGTCATTGGCGAAGCGGTGAAATTTGCCGGCGGTATCCTTTCAGCCAACATCAAAGTTTTTTCAGATTCAATGGCCAAGCTTATTGAATCGGGGAAGCGGGAATTGTCTTGCGGCTATCGTTGCAGATATGAACCGGCAACAGGAACCTTCCAAGGTCAACCCTTTGAATATATCCAAAGGGAAATCAGGGGGAACCATTTAGCTTTGGTTGATGAAGGGCGCATGGGCAAACAGGTTGCCGTTCTTGACCATTTAATTTTTACCATTGATGCAAAAGAGGCATTGAACATGGAAAATGAAAACACAGTCACGCTTGAATCACTTGCCGCAATGGTTGCCGCAATGGCGGAACAACTGGCAAAAGTCACCGCATTCATGGAAGCCTTGAAACCCAAGGAAGAAGAAGAACACAGTTCCCTTGATGAAGAAAAGCCTGCTGAATCTGATGCCGCAAGTGCAACGGATGAAGAAAAGCCGGCTGAAGGCGCTAACAAGTGCGAAAGCATGGATTCATCCAAGGAAGTTGCCGCGCTGAAAAAACAACTGGCCGCACTGGAAACCAAGCTGGCAACCGGTATGGATTCTGGCGCCGTGATGCGCGACATTGCCGCACGCAATGAACTTGCTGACAAGCTTTCTGTTCTGGTTGGAACCTTTGACCATGCGAACATGACCAAGGCTGATGTTGAAGCCTACGGCATGAAGAAGCTTGGCCTTCAGTGTGACAAGGGACAGGAAGGCGCAACGCTGGCCGGTTATTTGGCGGCGGCAAGCAAAGTCAATAGCAAGTCATTCAGCCTTGCTGCTGATTCCGCAACTGACAAGTCATCACAAGTTGATGACTTCCTGAAAGGTTAAGGGGGAAGAAAACCATGTTTCAATCAACTGTTCGACTTGCACAAACCAGCGGCATTGTTGGTGATGTTTTTGCGGAATCGCCAACACGCGCCTTCCCTTGCATCCTGAAAAGCACTGACCCGCTGAACAACGTCATTGGCCGCGCCTTCAGCTATCAGGCAGGGGAAGATCTTGGCGTTGAAGCTGGCGGAAGCAATTTTGCCGGAATCTTGGTGAACCCGCTGGTTTATGCCAACAAAGGTTCAGCCGGTGATTCACTGGCGCCAACCTTGCAACTGGCCAATGAAACAACAGCGCAATTGCTGGAAATGGGCATCATCTTTGTTGAAAGCGCAACGGCCGCTGAAATCAATGATTCAGTCTTTTATAACCCTGCAACCGGCAAAATTGCAACAGGTCTGACGCCGGCCGTTCCATATACTGAACAGATTGTTGGCGCCAAGGTTGTGCGCCGCAATACTGACGCCGGCGGTCTTTGTGTCATTCAGTTGACCGCAACGCCTTCCAACTTTGTCCCTATGCCATAAGGAGTGACGGAACATGAAAACGCCAGAAAAAAGTTATATTGCGCCGCGTAATGTTCGCGCTTTGAAGGACTTCAAGGATGCAAAAAATTACCGTGACCTTGAACGCTTGGGCATTGGCTTTGACAGCCGTGACTTGCGCGCAATGGCCGCCGTTCTGATGACCGGTGACAGCAACCTGACCGCACCAATCACCACGCCTTCAATTGGCACGCCTGTTCAGTTCCTTCAGGCATGGCTGACCGGCTTCGTTGAAGTAATGACAGCCGCGCGCCGCATTGATGAACTGGTTGGCATTGTGGTTCAGGGCGCTTGGACTGATGAAGAAGTGGTTCAGGGCATTCTGGAACGCACCGGCAACGCCGTTCCTTATGGCGACCAAACCAACGTGCCGCTTTCAAGCTGGAACGTCAACTTTGAACGCCGGACAATTGTGCGCTTTGAAGAAGGCATGAAGGTTGGCCGTTTGGAAGAAGGCCGTGCCGCCGCCATGCGCCTTGACAGCGCCGCCGCAAAACGTGAAGCCGCTGGCAACGCGTTGGAAATTGAGCGCAACAAGATTGGCTTTTATGGCTTCAATGATGGCCTTGGCCGCACCTTTGGCTTCCTGAATGACCCAAGCCTTTCCGGCTATGTTCCAGTGCCAAACGGCGCCAGCGGCTTTCCACAGTGGGCAACCAAAACCTTCTTGGAAATCACCGCTGACATTCGGACAGCAATGGCCAACTTGCGTTCACAGTCGCAAGATATTATTGACCCTGAACGCACTGACCTGACGCTTGCTATTGCAACTGACGCGGTTGATTACCTGTCAGTGACCAATGAACTTGGTTCACAGTCAGTGCGCCAGTGGCTTGCTATGACCTATCCGCGCGCGCGCGTTGTATCCGCGCCGGAACTGTCAGGCGCCAATGGTGGTGATTCCGTTTTCTATGTTTTTGCTGAAAGCGTTGCTGACAGCGGAACTGATGACGGTCGCACTTGGGTTCAGGTTGTTCCGCAAAAGTTCATGACCCTTGGCGTTGAACAGCAAGCCAAAGCCTATGTTGAAGACTATTCCAACGCCACGGCTGGCCTGATGTTGAAGCGGCCTTATGCGGTTGTACGCTTCAGCGGCATTTGACCTGACGCGTCACTTTGGGCAAACTACAAGAAGGCGCCGGCAATCCGCCGGCGTCATTCTGTCCTGACAGGGGAATTGACATGACTAACGCAAAGAAACCAATGGTTGTGATTTCATGCGCGCTTTCATATAACGGCCAATCTTATGATGGTGTTGACGTTTGTGACGGCGTTCAAATTGAACAGGTTGACACTTGCATTGAAGGTAAGAAGGCAATTGTGTTCCCAAATGCAAAACAGAAAGGCATTCCGCCATTGCTGGTTTGTTCTTCCGCTGGTGAATCTTTGGTGCGCAATCCGCGTCACTTAAAAGTCACGCCTGAAGTGGTGGCATAACATGGCCGGCGCATGGATTTATTCAACCCTTACCGGCGACCAGCAATATACTGTTTGGGTAAAAGGCGGCGGTGACTTGCCGATTGCGCAACAGGTTGTTCATATTCGGGGCGGTCATGGATTGGCCAACAAGAACCTTGTGACACCGAACGGCGTTGCAACCCGAGTCACTGACCAACAACTTGAAGCGCTGAACAAGTGCGGCCAGTTTTTGCGCCACCAAGAACGCGGCTTCATTGTGGTCAGCCGTGATGAAGTGGCGCCTGAAAAGGTGGCTTCAAACATGGAAGGCCGTGACAAGTCAGCACCTTTGACGCCGCAAGACTTTGAACTTGAAGGCAAGAAGGCGCCACGCCGCAACCGGAAAAACAAAGAAGAAGACTAACCATGACAACGCTGGTTTTTGATGTTTCCGCTTTCCGCGTTCAATTTCCAGCGTTTTCAAATGTCACGCATTTTCCTGATGCCTTGCTTCAAGGTTATTGGGAAATTGCTTCTTGCTACATTTCAACCAATGACTACGGTTGGTTGCGCGGTCATTGCCGGCAATACGCGCTGAACTTGATGGTTGCCCATATTGCCCAAATTGGCGTGATGCTGGCCAGCGGAACCAATCCGGCCGTCATAACATCCGCCACAGTTGGTGAAGTCACCATTGGCATTGAGCCGCCGCCTATCAAGAACCAGTTCACTTATTGGCTTTCTTCCACGCCTTACGGAATGCAACTGTTGGCGCTTTTGAACGTCAAAGGCGTTGGCGGCATCAGCGTTGGCGGATTGCCTGAAAAATCAGCCTTCCGCCGCGTTGGTGGCGTTTTCATGTAATGGGCTGGCCGTCATGAAGGTGACAGGCCAAGAAGCGTTTGACAAGGCGCTGAACGCGCTGAAGGAATGCAAAGGCGTTGAACTGAAGGTTGGATATTTTGAGGATGCCACCTATCCAAGCGGCCTTCCGGTTGCGGTTGTTGCTGCTATTGCTGAACATGGCTTTCCGCCAAGGAACATTCCGGCGCGGCCTATCTTCAGGCCAACCATTGCCAAGCATGAACAGGGATGGCGTGAAAAGCTTTCCAGTGGTATGCGCGCCATCATGCAAGGCAACACCACCATTGACCATGTTCTTGACGCCATTGGCGGCCTTGCGGCTGGTGACGTTGCGCATACAATCAGCAAGATCAATTCACCACCATTGAAAAAAAGCACGGTCAAGGCCAGAATCAACAAGCTTGCCAAGGGCGCAAGACTGGAAGCCACCATTGCCAAGCCGCTTGTTGAAACCGGTATTTTGATAAAAGTTCAATGGGATGTTTCAAAGACCGGCGGCACAATGAAACGGGGAAGGGTTGGTTCAAAATGATGGTTCCAAGTTCAAACATTCTGAACCTTGCGCTGACCGCTATTGCGCCGGCGCCGTTTGTTTATCGCGCATACAACGGCCGGAACAAGAATGGCGTTGGCCTATATGTTCCGCTTTATGCTGAACCGGTCACAATGAAGGGTTCCATTCAGGCGGTGAACAAACAGGTTTATCAGAACCTTGGCCTTGACTATCAGAAAAACTATATTGCTATTTTTGTCAGCGCTGACCTGATTGACCTTGGCCGGAACCAGTCAGGTTCAATTGTGGAGTGGCAAGGCAAGGCTTGGCAACTTACCACTGAAACCGACTGGTTCAAAATTGACGGTTGGGTGAAAGTGCTTGCCGTTGAAGTTCCGCAACCGGTGGTTCCATGATAAAAACTGATAATGAAGTTTGGGCAATCATCATGCAAGCCATCAATGGCGGTTTGGCCTTGCGCGGCTTCAATGCTGAAGTCATTCAGGCCTTCCAGCCAGTTCAGGAAGGCGTGACACTTGAACCGCTGGTGACTGTCAACAGCATCACTTCAAAGCGCTATGGCTGGCCAGAAGATACCAGTTTTTTTGATGAAGAAGCGCTTGAACTGAAGCGGCGTGAAGGGTACTGGCTGGAACGCACCTATCAAGTGAACGCGCTTCAGGCAATGCCTGACGTTCAGGGGACAGGAAAAACCGCTTTTGACTACATTGACGCCGTTGCGGCCATCCTTCAAACTTCATCCGTGTTGGAGTTCTTCAGGAACAACGGAATTGGGATGTTGCGCATTGAACCGTTGCGCGTCACTTATTGGCTTGATGACAAGGAACAGCAAGAACAAACGCCTTCCTTTGACTTCACGCTGACATACAGGCAAACGACTGAAGCAACAGGTATTGAAATCAGTCAATTTTTGGCAATTTTTGCGAGGGTTTAAGAATGGCAATTTCAATCAAGCACTATGTCAACATTGTCAGCCGCGTTGGTGGCGCCGCCATTGCGCCGCGCCGTGAACTGATTGGCCGGCTTTTCACAACCAATCCATTGATTCCGGTCATGACGCTGGTTGAAATGACAAGCGCGCGTGAAGTGCTGGAATACTTTGGCGCCGGCGCGGAATATGAACGCGCAAAATACTATTTCAGTTTTGTCAGCAAACAGACCACCATGCCGCGCAAGCTGTCATTCTGGCGCTGGCCTGTCAATCCGGCTTCACCGGCTTCAGATATTCCGGCAACCATTTTTGGTGGCAAGGCGTCAACACTGGCCGCGCTTCAAACAATCAGCACCGGTTCAATGATCTTCAAGGTTGATGGCACGCCATTCACGCTGTCAGGCATTGACTTCAGCGGCGCCGCCAACATGGCCGCTGTTGCCGCCATCATTCAGGCCGCGCTGAATGCGCAATCTGACCCGCATTTGATCGCGTCAACCGTCACCTATAACGCCACAACCGGCGGCTTTGATTTCCTTGGTGATGCCTTTGGCAATTACACCATTGAAGTGACAAATTCATTGGCCGGTCAACAGATCATGGCAATGATTGGTTGGAAAGAATCCATTGCTTCAGTGAACCCGCGCTTCAGCAATGGAACCTATCCACAACCAGCGGCGGAAACGCTTGATGAAAGTCAGTCATTGAATGACAACTTTGGAAGCTTTGCCTTTGTTGATAACCTAACTGATGAAGAAAATGTTTGGGTTGCTGAACAAAATGACCTTTACAACGTGAAGTTCATGTTCTGTTTGCGCATTAGACCAAGCCCAACCCTTTATGAAGGCCTTCTTCCGATTTCAGGAACCAGCATGACTTGGGAAGGTGAAGAAGTGGATTGGCCAAAAAACCCTGAAAGCTTCACGCATTTGTTGCCAATGGCAATCCTTGCGTCAACGGATTATTCACGGCCGGCGGCAAGCCAAAATTATATGTTCCAGCAGCATCAGCTTTCCGTTTCAATTGTCACTGATGACATAATTGCCAACGATCTTGATGCTTTACGCATAAACTACTATGGCGAAACGCAAACCGCCGGTAAGAAGATTGCCTTCTTCCAGCGCGGCAAGCTGACAGGACTGGATACCGCGCCAATTGACATGAATGTTTATGCCAATGAAATTTGGCTGAAGGATGCCGCGCAATCTGAAATCATGAACTTGTTGCTTGGGCTTGGCCGCATTCCAGCCAATGACCAAGGCAAGGCAACCATCCTGTCAGGCGTTCAAACTGTTGTTGATGAAGCGCTTTTCAATGGCGTCATCAGTGTTGGCAAGCCGCTGACCAATGTTCAAAAGGCCTACATTACCGACATTTCAGGAAACGCGCTGGCATGGCGTCAGGTTCAGAACATCGGTTATTTCATGAAGTGCGCGCTGGTTCCTTATGAAAACGCCGGTTCAACTGAATGGAAGGCTGTTTATACTCTAATCTATTCCAAAGATGACGCAATCCGCGCCGTTGATGGTTCGCACGTTCTGATTTGATGACAGGGGGAATTTGACATGGCCAATGATATTTCAGGCTTTGGGCTGAAGATTTGGGTGAAGGCAAGCGTTTCCTTCCCGCAAGGCTTTCCGGTGACGCAATTTGCTGATGACGCTGACCCTTTTGATATGCCAAGCATTGTCATTGCGGAAACCGGCATGGGCTTGAACGGTGACTTGGTGAAGTGGTCAAAAGCCACGCCGCTGACCGCTGTTCTGAACGTGATTCCCAACAGTGAAGATGACGCCAACCTTTCTGAACTTTACAACGCCAACCGCGTTGGAAAAGGCAAATCAGGCGCGCGTGACGTCATCACCATGACGGTTGCCTATCCTGACGGCCGCACCTATACGCTTTCAGGCGGCATCATCACTGACGGAATTGCCGGCCTTCCGGTGGCCAGCGCTGGCCGCATGAAGTCAAAAAACTATGGCTTCACGTTTGAGGGCATCAGCAACAGCGCGGCCTGATAACGTGAACACAACCAACAGGGGATAAAACATGAATGAAATGATTCAACCAAAGCTGATTGAAGTTGAAAATGCTGACGGCATTTCAAAAACCTTTGTCATCAGCAAATTGCCCTATTCCGTAGGCCGTGAAGTGCTTTCACAGTTTGTGCCAACCGGAATGCCTAAAGTTGGCGACTATCAAGCCAATCATGAATTGATGCTGAAAATGATGAAGTTCATTGCGGTCATCAAAGAAGATGGCACTGAACAACGCCTGACAACACAAGCGCTGATTGACAATCATATTGACGGCTTCAAGCAAGGCGTCATTCTTGAAAAGGCTATGTTGGAGTACAACATTGGTTTTTTCGGACAAGGCAACCTCTCGACTTTCTTCGAAGACTTCAAAACGATGTTGCCCAAGTTGATTTCAGAAATGTTGACAGCCTACAAGGCGCAATTATCGCAAGCGGAAGGGCAACCCTGAATGAATTAAGAACCATTTATTCCTTGGAAGATGCGCTTGACATTTGGGAAAGTGTGATAATTCCAAGATACAATGAACACCTTGCGCATGAACACGCAATGAAGGGGCGGAAACGGTGAGCATCACAACATTCTTTTTTGACTTCAAGGCGAATTATGACAGCGCCGTGAAAGGCATGGAACAAACAAAAAAGAAGGCCAGTGAAACCGGCGGCGCCATCGGCAAGGTTGAAGACAAGCTGAAAAGTTCCGCGCGCAACATTGGCGCCTATATCGGAAGCTTCATGGCTGTTGGCTATGTTGGTCAACAAATCCTTCAGACCGCTGACGCAATGAACAGCTTGGCGGAATCTTCCAAGGCTGTTGGCATGGGCGTCAGTGAACTTGATGCTTGGTCACAATCCATTGAAGATGCCGGCGGTTCCGGTGAATCATTCAGGGGTTCACTGAAGGCGCTGGCTTCAGATTTGGCAACCTTCAAGGTCAAAGGGAAAAGCAAGAAAACAGACTTTTTTGAAGAACTTGGAATTGACCAATCAAAGTTCAACACTGTTGGCGATATGTTGCCGGAACTGGCTGAAAGCTTTTCAAAGCTTTCTGACACTGAAGCGCTTGGCATGGGTGAAAAGCTTGGGCTTGATGAACGCACGGTTGCTGTTCTGAAGCAAGGCCGTGAAGCCACCATGAAAATGATTGAAGCGCAAAAAAAGCTTGGCGTCATGACTGATGAAGATGCCAAGAAAATTGCGGAATATGATGACGCAATGGATTTGCTTGGCAAGAACATCAAGAACATTTGGCGTTCAATGACGCTGGCCATTGTTCCAGCAATGAAATGGTTGGCTGAAGGCTTTTCAAGTCTGGCTGAAGTCTGGCGTGAAAATGGTGACGCCATCAAAACAGGCCTGTTGATTTTTGTCGGCATCATGACCGCTGTTTTTCTTCCGCAACTTTTGGCGCTTGTTTCCGGCCTGCTGGCCACTGGCGCCGCTTGGCTGGTTGCGTTCTGGCCAATTGTTCTGATTGTTGCGCTGGTTGCCATGCTGTCAGCGGCCTTGGCTATCTTTTGGGAAGACTTTAACCGGTGGATTGAAGGCGGTTCCAGCCAGCTTGGCACTTGGCTTGGCTCATGGCAGGACATGAAGGCCAACATCCTTGGCATTTTGGCTGACCTTCAGGCGGCTTGGGATAGATTCACCGGCGGCATCACTGAAAAGTGGGAAGGCCTGAAGAAGAAGTTTGACGCGGCCAAGAACTTCATTGGCCTTGGCGGTGACGCTGAACTTGTTGCCAGCGCGCAAACAACATTCAACGCGGCATCAGGAGCGCCGCTGAACGCCGCGCCTGTCAATGGCGCATTAACCAGCAACCAATCATCAACCGTTCAGGTTGGTTCCGTCACAGTCAACACGCAAGCCACTGACGCGGCCGGCGTTGCTGGCGCGCTTGGTTCAGAATTGTCAACGCAACTGAAGCAAGCAAACGCCGGCTTTGATGATGGCGTTGCCGCATGAGCTTCCAAGACTTCAGGCGCAATGGCGCCGCCACTGACACTGTTGGAATCTGGCGCAAGGACTTCAGCCAGTTTTGCCGTGAATCAAGGCCTGTTGCCTTGTCAGTCAGTGAAACGTCAAAGAACATGGAACACCCGCTTGAAACCGGCGCTGTCATTACTGACCATCGGATTGTTCTGCCAGTTGCCATTGACCTTTCATTGATAATGAACGGCGCTGTTTATCGGAACCAATACAGGGAATTGCGCCAAGCGTTCATTGCCGGCGAACTGTTCACGGTCAGCACCAAGACCGGCAACTATGCCAACATGATAATCACTGACATTCCGCATGAAGAAACGCCTGACATGGCTGACACCATTGCTGTTGCGGTCAAGATGCTGGAAGTGAAGTTTGTTGAAGCGCAATTCTTGCCGCTTCCGCCGGCCAAGGTTGAAAACAAGGCCAACAGTTCAACCAAGGACAGGGGACAGATTCAATCACAGTCAGTGCCGGCCGGTTCCGCCAACGCTGAAGTTCCGCCAACGCTTGCACAAAAAATCTTTGGGTGAACTGAATGCGATTGATTCCGCTTGAAGCCACGCCAAACCAGTCGCTTTCCATTGTGCTTGACGGTTCTTTTTATGAACTGACAGTGAAGGACTGTGACGGAATCCCTTGCATGACAATTGTGCGCGACAGTGAAACCGTCATTGAAAACGCGCGGATTGTTTCCGGTGAAGCCATTGTTCAACCGCAATGGCGCCTTGTTGGCCGCAACTTCTTCTTGCGCACCATCAACAATGAACTTGCGCACTTCAGCCAGTTTGGCGTCAACCAGTTCCTTTTTTACATTGGCGATGGTGACGCGCCATGACCGGCCTTGATGATAGATTGGTGCGCGTTTCCATTGAAATCAGGGGAAAGATGAAGGTTTATGACGGCCTTGCCATGACGGCCAAGGGGACAAAGTACGCAAACGCGCTTCAGAACACTTGTGAAGTTGCCATTGCCAACCTTGACAGTGACACGCGGAACTATTTGCTGACGGAATGCAGCCCATTCAACAAGGACAACAAGCCAAAAAAGATGATTGTTGAAGTTGGCCGCAAGTCTTATGGTTTTTTCACGCTGTTTGAAGGGAGCTTTGCTTATTGCACGCTTGGCCAGTCATGCACCGCCAAGCCTGATGATTCAGAAAAGAAGGGAAATGAACAAAAGGAAGGCGGTGATTCTGGTGATGTTTCCGTTTCAGGAGGTGATGCTGGTCAGGATATTTGGGTATCCTTCAACGCGCTGACGCTTGATGACAAAAAAGGGAAGCTTGTCAGCAAGACAGGCTTGCCAATGCAAAGCCTGTCAGAGTTGGCCAAAGGCGTTGCCGCTGACCTTGGCGTTGCCTTGGACTTCAGCGCCACTGACAAGAACATTTCAAACTATTCATTCAGCGGCGCCAGTCTGAAGCAAGTTGACAAGTTGGGGGACGCCGGCGCTGTCAGCGTTTTTGTTGATGACGGCAAGCTGATTGTAAAAGACATAAACCTTCCGCTTCCGCGCGTGAAACGCGTGCTGAACCTTGATTCAGGCATGATAGGAAAACCGGAATTCACTGAACAGGGTTGCAAGGTCAAGTTCCTGATTGACCCAACCACCAATCTTGGCGGCGCCTTGGAAGTCATCAGCAAGACCATTCCGGCCGCCAATGGCACTTATATCATTTACAAGCTGTCATTCGATGTTGCCAGCCGTGACACGCCTTTTTATTATCTGGCGGAAGCCAAGCGCTATGGCTGAAGAACCAAACAACCAACAGCCAAGCCGTGACCCCGCTGATGATGGTTCACTGGCTGGAACCTTGCGCCAAGTCATGAAGAAAATGATGCAGGGGACTGATGGAATGCTTCCGGCAACTGTCATCAGCTTTGACCGCGCCACAAACCGCGCCACGGTCAAGCCTGTTGTCATGATGGTTGGCACTGACGGAAGCACGCTTGGCCGCGCGCAAATTGCTTCCGTGCCAGTCTTCCAGATTGGCGCCGGCGGATTCATGCTGAACTTCAACCTGAAGGCTGGTGACTTGGGTTGGCTTATGGCCAATGACCGTGACACAAGCCTTTTCCTTCAGGGCGGAACAGAACAGCCGCCAAACACCTTGCGCATGAAATCCTTTGAAGATGGCGTTTTTTTCCCTGACGCGTTGCGCAACTTCATCATCAACCCTGAAGATGAAGAAAATGCCGTTTTCCAAACGCTTGATGGAACCGTGCGCGTTGCGCTTTGGCCTGACCAAGTGAAAATCACGGCGCCAAAGGTTCTGGTTGAAACGCCTGACGCCACCATTGACGCCACGCTGACAACCATCACCGGTGATGCCACAATAAACGGCAACCTTCAGGTTGACGGTGACGCAACCGCCAACGGCATTGTCACCGGCTTGACGGATGTTCAGGCCGGAACCAAGTTACTGAAGAACCATGACCACGGCAATGGCGCGCTGATTGCCGGAAAAACAGCGGTGAACAACTGATGACAACCTTGGCTTTTGCAGTTGATGAAAACAATGACATTTTCCTTGGCGCCAATGGCAACTTGGCGTTCACGGCTGACCTTGATGCCGTGAAGCAATGTTGCGAACACGCCATGAAGACCATTTTGGCGGAATGCGTGCTTGACCTTCCGCGCGGCATTCCTTACTTTCAACAAATCTGGAACGGCCGGCCAAACCTTGAACAATTTGACTTTGCGGCCGTGAACGCGTTGCTGGCCGTTGCCGGCGTGACGCAAGTGACTTCTTTTGAATCAACCCTAAACGGTGAACGGCTTGAATATCAGGCCGTCATTCAAACGCAATTTGGAACGGTGACGCTGACATGATTGGCAATTATTACTTCATCACGCAACAGGGCATCATTGTTCCTGATGTTGCCGCCATTCAGGAAGTGGTTGTTGAAGAATACAAGGCGGCCTTTGGCCAAGACCTTGTGACAACGCCTGACACACCGCAAGGCGCGCTGATTGCCGCTGAAGTGCTGGCGCGCATCAGTGTTGCGCGGAACATGGCGGCCATTGCAAATCAGATCAATCCAAATGTTGCTGAAGGCCAGTTCATTGATTCCATTTGGTCACTGACAGGCGGCAAACGCTTTCAAGGCCGCCGCACGCTTGTCACTGGCGTTCAGCTTTCTGGCGTTGCTGGCGCCATCATTCCAACCGGCGCACTGGCCAAAATGCCAGCCAGTGATGAACTTTTCAGGCTTGTTTCAGGCGTCACGCTTGATTTAACCGGAAATGCGGTTGGGATATTCCAAGCGGTCAATGTTGGCGCCATTGCGGTCAATGCTGGCGCGTTGACGCAAATTGTCACCGGCGTTCTTGGTTGGGAATCCGTCACCAACCCCGTTGCCGGTGATGTTGGTTCAGGCATTGAAAGTGATGAACAGGCCAGAAAGCGCCGCCGGCTGACGCTGGCGCTTCAGGGTTATGGCACAACCCAAGCAATCAGTTCACGGCTGAATGACATTCCTGAAGTCAAAAGCCGTTCAATCAGGGAAAACGTGACCAACGCGCCGGCGGTGATTGACGGAATCCCGCTGGTTGCGCATTCCGTTTGGGTTTGCGTTGACGGCGCCACTGACCAACAGGTTGCTGAAGCGTTGCTGGCCACCAAGTCAGCCGGTTGCAACTGGAACGGCGCAACAACCGTGAACGTCACTGACCCTTTCAGCGGTCAGGTTTACCCTGTCACCTTTGACCGGCCAACGCTGGTTGATATTATGGTTCAAGTGACCATCAAGGGGGGAAGTTCAGTCGCCAGCCCGATTCAGGCGGTCAAGGATGCAATTCTTGCCTATGCCAACGGCCTGACCAATGAACAGGGATTTGTTCTTGGAACGGATGTTTCCGCCTTTGAACTGGCTGGCGCCGTCAGCCGCGCGCAACCTGAACTTTTTGTGAATGATGCACAAGTGGCATTGTTGTCAGGTTCACCGGTTTGGCTGACCCTGATTGCCATTGCCATAAATGAAAAGGCGGCGCTTGATGCCATCAACATCAGTGTGAACATTGTATGACGGAACAAATCAGAACGCTTGACCAACTGGTTGTTGACCTGAATCAAGTATTGCTTTGGCAGTACAATGAAGCCATGCGCCTTCAAACCCTGATTTCAGGCAAGGATAAATGGTTCCTGAACAACAACACTTGCTTCCTGATTTCATGGTTTGAACAGTTTTTTGACCTGATGACCGCCACGGATGAAGGTCTTGCTGTTTGGTCAATCATCCTTGATGTTCCGCTTTATCTGACAACTGAACCTTCACCGCCATCCTATCCGGCCTTTGGTTTTGACCCGTTTGGCGGCAACTTCCTCAACTATAACTTTGCAACCGAGAACAGCGCCATTGCCGGCCTATCAACGGAAGACCGCCGGACAATCTTGCGCATCAGATACTACCAACTCGTGACGCGTGCAACAGTGCCGGAAATCAACGCCATGTTGGCCAAGGTTTTTGGTTTTGGCTATGTTCTTGACAACCTTGACATGACCATGACCTATGTTATCCCTTTTGCTTCATCCGGCCTGATTGAATACCTGAATGGGCATGACATATTGCCCAAGCCAGCCGGCGTTCAATACAATGTCATTCAAGCCGCGCTGTTCAGCTTTGGCTTTGGTGACTTCCAAAGCAACTTTGACAACAGCAATTTTGAGGGTTCAATCTGATGCAAATTTTCATCAAGGTTCCATTTGCCAACGCCGGTGACAAGGCGGTTGTTCCTGAACCCGTTCAGGCCGGCGGTGAAGTCAGCATGACTGACGGCTTTCCTGTCAAATATAGCCAAGACCCAAACACAACCGGCTTGCGGATTGAACGTGAAGACTTCAATTGGCTGTTGTATATGCTGACCCTGAACGTCAGGAAGCTTCAAACTGAAGCCTTCCCTGACTTCATCACAACCGCTAACAACGGCGGCGTTCCGTTCCCTTATGGCGTTGGCGCGGTTGTTTATTATGGCGGCCTTTTGTATCAATCCAAGGTTGCCGCCAATGTTGACTTGCCAACTGTCACGGCTTCTTGGGTTGCGCTTGACCCTTACAACAGGGCGATTGAACGCACTTCACCGGCCTTCACCGGAACGCCAACGGCGCCAACGCCTTTGGCTGGCGACAACACAACCAAGCTTGCAACAACGGCATTTGTGGCAGCAGCGTTTGCCTCCGGCATAAAATCTGTGCAAACAGCTTCACAGGTTTGGAATTCAACAACCACCTTCTGGACTTTTTCACATACCCTTGGGAAATTGCCGGCAACATATCAGTTGGTTTTTACATGCCTGACCGCCGATCATGGCTTTGTTCCTGGCAATGTTGTTTATATCGCCCCATCAGCAGCGCAATCAACCATATCAGCGGCTGAAGGTTATGTTTCACGCATAACCACCACCACCATTGAATTGTCCATTGATACCAACACCCAAGGGCTGCTGCTCCATGAATGGAATGGTGCTTCTAACTTTGTGCCAGCAACTGGCCGCTGGGATATCCGATTTAATTTGTTAGGCTAAGGGGAACAGTCATGGCAACCAATTCACCGGTTCAGGTTGGCCAGCTTTGGACAAGCGTTCAAGCTGGTGAGTTTGGCGGAAGCATTCAGAACTTGGGCAACTTCCCGCTTGTTGGTTTTGTGGCTGACGGCGATGAAAAGCCGCCGCCGGAAGGCGCCGGCGGCTTTGCTATTTATTCACAACCAACAGCCATTCAGATTGGCCAAAAACAAGCATTGTGGGTGCGTGCTGTTTGTGGCGAAAATCAAGCCGGCGTTGTCATTCTGGCATAAGGGGAAACAAACATGGGCAACCCTGATCAGCCGTGAACGCTTATGACTTTTCAACCGGATGGCCGGCGCGTGACTAGCCTTGAACACAAGGATTCATTGCGCTGGCGCTTTACAGTTGAAAGGCCTGTTTTCATTCCTTTCCTGTCATCAGGCATCATCAGCGCAATGGCGCATTCCGCTGATGTTGTTCACCCTTTCTTCAGAATAACCAAGGAAGGCGTTCATGTTGAACAGGGTTATTCTTGGGATGGTGCAACAGGCGTCATTTTCCAGACTGAAAACTTGCGCATTCCGTCACTGGTTCATGACATTGGTTGCCAAGCCGTCAACCTGAAGCTTTTGCCGCGCTGGTTCAGGCCGCACTTTGACAAGGAATACAAGGCGCGCGCATTGCGCCAAGGCGTTCATCCGTTGCGCGTTGCCATTCACTTCACGGCGGTCACGCTTTGGGGATTGATCCCGAAAAAAGAAGGCGTTGCGCCTTATTCCAAAATCCATGTTGTTGATATTTTATAAAAGTAGGGCTTTGAAATGGGCGATTTTGACAGGCAATATGAAGCTGATGAAACGGTTGAACGCCGGAAAATTGACAAGCAAACAAAGCTTCATCTTGAAGAATTGCGCGCTGACATTGCTGACCTTTCTGAAAAGGTTGAAGTGCTGATGACGGTGAAGGAAGACATTGCCACGCTTGTTCTTGTATGGAACAACGCAACCGGCGCGCTTTGGATAGTGAAGCGGTTTGGTTTGGCGGTCATTGGTGTTGGTGCCTTCCTTGCTGGCGCGCATCAGATTATCCAAACAATAGCAAAGGGTTCAGGCGATGGCGGCTGACTGGAAAGCAATCTTGGCAAAGGTGGCGCCGTTCATTGGCGCGGCCGCTTCCGGCAATGTTCCGGTTCTGGTTGGCCTTGCGGCGCAAGAAATTGGCGCGGCCTTGGGCAAGGAAGTCAAACCAACCAGTGAAGCCATTGGCCTCGCCTTGTCTGGCGCAACGCCTGAACAGCTTTTGGCCATCAAGGAATCTGAACGCGGCTTTGAAGTCAAGATGAAGGCGCTTGGCTTCCAGCATGAACAGGAACTTGAAGCCTTGGCGGCTGGTGACAGGGCAAGCGCACGCCAAAGGGAAATTGCCACCAATGACAGCACGCCGCGCCGGCTGGCTTATATCATAGTGATTGCCTTCATTGTCATGGTTGTGGCAACCTTGTTTGGTGAAGCCAAGGTTGAAAGCGCGCTGGCCGGAACGCTGGTTGGCTATCTGTCAGCCAAGTGTGAACAGGTTTTGGCCTACTTTTTCGGTTCAACCAGCAATTCAGCAAGAAAGACTGAAATCATCACGGAACAGGCCAACAGGCCAAAATGAAGCGCCGGCCTTCCAAGGCTAAGGCCAAGGCAAGGAAACGCCGCCAGCGGCCAGCCAGACCGGATGGCGCCGCCAAGTTTGGGGTTCTGGCCGTTCCTTTGGGGGATTCCTGAAGGTGAACAGACCGGCGCCGGTATCGGCCGGAACCACAACCCGAAACAATTTGGCCAAATAACACCAAAAGCGGTTGCATTGTGACGCGGAACGGTTTTAGAATAACCCCATGCCAGCCATTCCGGCTGGCCAACAGGGGACTGACTATGAATGAACCGATTGAACAGCCAGTGAATGACTGGAACGTACAAAGAACCGTAACGCTGATTGTTGAAGCGCTGAATGACCTTAGCATTGAATGCCGTATCATCAGCGCCGTTTCAATCTACAGGAACAACGTGACGCCTGACACGCTTGAAGTTTATGTTGCTGATGAAGATTGTGAAACGCTTTTTGAAGGTTCATGCGTGATTGATGACAACAACCAAGCTGACATGAATGCCATTTATGACAAAATCAGGGCGCTATTTCCGGCGCGCCAAGAATCCACTGAAGAACCATTTTGAAGGTGACTGACATGACCGCTGAAGATGAAAAGATAATTGGCCAGTTTTTGATTCTTTATCCCTTGATTGGCACAATCCTGCTCCTTGGTGTTTTTGAAGTCATCAAGGAAAATTGGCGAACAATCATCCGGTTCTTTGCAATTCCGGTTGCCGCATGGAAGCGGAACCGTGAACGCCGGCGCATGAAGCGCAAGCCTGTCAATGACCCGTTGATGAAAAGTGAAGACATTGTGAACAACTTCATCAGGCGCAGGAAGGCTGAGCAGCGTGACGCAAGAAAGCCTTGACTTGGACTGAACACAAGGACACCATCACCTTCCCTTGCTTGATAGGCTGGCCGGCTGAACGCGCTTCCAAGGGCGCTTCAGGCAAGGGTTCTTTTTCTTGGTTTCCTTCTTGGGGGAAAACAAAAATGTCACTTGACGCAACAATTTGGGCATGGAAGCAAGGCCTTCCAGCGCCATCAAAACTGGTTCTTTTATCCATTGCTGACCGCGCAAATGAAGAACATGAAGCTTGGCCATCAATGGAACGGCTGGCTGCTGACACCGGCCTGAACACCAAAACCATCACCCTTGCCATCAGGCGCTTGACTGACACCGGCCTGATGACTGACACCGGCCGCCGCGTTGGTGCAACCCAAAAGGTCAGAATCTTCAAGCTGAACGGCGTTCAATGCCGCACTGAAACAAAACCAAAAACGGAACCATTCCAAAACCGGAATGATTCCAAAAACGGTGGTTTGAATACCACCAAAAACGGTGGTTTGAATGCACCCAAATTTGGGGGACAGAACTTATCACTTGAACCAGTCAATGAAACACCCACAAAACAAGCCGGCAAGAAGCCGGCAATTGATGCGCAAGCCATTGTTGACCAATACAACAAAACGCTGAGGGATTATTTGCCGGCCGTGACGTTGCTGACTGACAAGCGCCGCGCCGCGCTGGCTGGTTGCGCCAGTCTGGAAGAAGGGTTTGAAACATTGGAGTTCTGGCAAGCCTATTGGCAACAAGTGGCCGAGTCAGATTTCCTGACAGGCCGCGCAACAAGCTGGAAGGCAAGCTTTGATTGGCTGACCAACAAAACCAACTTTGTGAAAGTTCTTGAAGGGAACTATTCAAACAAGCCGTGACGCAATACAATCAACAATCACAAACAGGGGAATGAAACCATGACAGCTAAGAATCTTCACGCGGAACAATTCATTGTTGGCGCCTTGATGCATTCACCGGAACTTGTTGGCCAATATGCCGGCCAGCTTGAACCGGATGATTTTGTTGACAGCGTTCACCGTGACCTTTTCATGATTATCCAAAGCAACAGCGCAAGGGGAAAAGATGTTGACCCGCTTTCCCTGTCAGTGACGCGTGAACACTTGTCAGGCGGTGAACAGACACTTTCAACCGCTTATGAAATCTTCAAGCATTCAACAACCATCAAAGACATTCAGCGCGCCATTGATGTTTTGAAGGAATCAAGCCGCTTGCGAAAGTGCGCCGGCGTTGCTTCAGCATTGATGGCGGCAGTGAAGCTTGGTGAAGTCAACAGTGAAGGACTCATTCAGCAAACGCAAAACGCGCTTGTTGACTTGATTGCCGGCGCCAATAGTGAAAGCGGTATCTGTTTTGCGCGTGACGGAATGCAAGAAGTGATTCAGCACATTCAACGCCGTATGGATGAAGGGACGGCCATTGACGGTCTTTCAACTGGCTTTCATGACCTTGACCGCGTTCTTGAAGGGTTGCGCGGCGGAATGACGATGGTTCTTGCCGGCCGGCCGGCGTCAGGCAAGACAACGCTTGGAATGAACATTGCGGAAAACGCGTCACTTGCTGGCGTTCCTTCCTTGATTTTCAGCCTTGAAATGCAGCGCCATGAATTGTTGATGCGTTCACTTTCAAGCCTTGGCCGCATTCCAACCAAGGCGTTGCGGCGCGGTGATGTTGCTGACCATTTCACCGGAATCAACGCTGGCGCGCAAAAGATTAAACAATTGCCAATGATAATTTGTGACCGGTCAGGATTGAGCATTGACGCAATCCGTTCCATTGCGCGGTTCCAAGTCAAGATGAACAAGGTTGGCTTGATTGTCATTGACTATCTTGGATTGATTAGAACGCGGCAAAGCAAGAACGGAACAAGGAGTCTGGAACTTGGTGAAGTCAGCCGGTCATTGAAGGAAATGGCAAAGGAACTGAACGTTCCCGTCATTGTTCTTCATCAAATGAACCGCGACATTGAAAAAAGTGACCGTGACCCGCGCCTTTCTGACTTGCGTGATTCCGGTGAAATTGAACAAGATGCTGACATTGTTGCCTTCACAACGGCGCCGACTGAAGAAGGTGTTTCACGCATACTGGTTGCCAAACACCGGCACGCCGCAACCGGTGATGCGGTTCTGATGAACCGCTTTGACATAAGCCGCTTTGATTCCATGCCTGTTGGCGCAATTTATGCCAAGCCGGAACAAGCCGCCAAGAACCCTGTTGAACGGTTCCGCAAGGGGAAAGGCAATGGCTGAAATCTATCTTGTCAAGCGCTATGGCCAGTTGATGCCAGCCAATGAGAGTGACGCGGAAAAAATCAATTTGTTGCCTGACGGCGGAACCTTCAAGGCGTCATTGACCAAACCAAGGAACGGCGGCTTTCACCGCAAGTATTTTGCGTTGCTGGAAGTCATGTTTGAATTGTGGAACCCTGAATTGCCTGAATGGAATGGCAAGCCTTCAATGAAAAGCTTTGAACGGTTCCGCAAGGACATTGCCATTGCAACCGGTCACTTTGAATTGGTTGTTTCAATCAAGGGGGAAGTCAGGGCTGAAGCCAAGTCAATCAGCTTTGCCAATATGGATGAATTGCAGTTTGCCGCGCTTTATTCAATGACCATTTCCTATGCCATTCAAAAGATTTGCACCGACAAGACCGCTGAAGAGCTTGATGCTTGGGTTCATTCTATATTAGACTTCACATAGGTTTTTTACTTATGGGTTGCAATGTATGTTGACGCAAGAAAGACTTAAGGAAATTGTGGAATATGATCCAGATTCAGGCGTTTTTTCTGCAAAGAAGGAAAAGAGAACGCATAAGAAGAAGGATAGCGTTGGCTTTATGTCTGGCGGATATTTAGCGGCAAAGATTGATGGAAAAACATACTTTTTGCATAGGCTGGCGTTTTTGTACATGACAGGAAGCTTCCCTTCCGACTGTGTTGACCATGAAAACAGATTAAGAACTGATAATAGGTGGTCAAATTTAAGGCCGGTCAGTAGAGCTGAAAACAGAAAAAACCACCCGATTAACATAAGAAACACATCAGGCCATCAGGGTATATCCTTCCGCAAAGATAGAGGCGTTTGGATTGTGCGGGTTGGCGCTGTCTATGTTGGATATTTCAAAAACATTGATGATGCTATATCAGCAAGGGATAAAGCCTGTTTTGATATGGGTTTTCACAATAACCACGGGAAGCCGCTTTGATGGATTTTTCATGAAGCGGTCAGGGTTCAAGCGGAAGCCGCCAGCCAAGAAGGAACCAAAGACACTGAAGGCCAAGAAGTGCAAGGCGCCAAGTTGCCGCCAATGGTTTGTTCCTTGGTCAACAACGCAAACCGCTTGCCAACCTGATTGCGCGCTTGAACTGGCCGGCATAGCAAGCGCCAAGCGTGCGCGCGCTGAAGCCACGCAAGCCGCCAAGGATGACCGGAAGGCAAGGAAGGAACGGAAGGCCGCCAAGGAAGCTGTCAGGCCTCGCAAATACTGGTTGGACAAGGCACAAGCCGCCGTGAATGCGTTCATCAGGGAACGTGACCGGTTCCAGCCTTGCATCAGTTGCGGAACAATGGCGCCGGTTCAATATGCCGCCGGCCATTTCCGGCCGCAAGGCAACAACAGCGCCTTGCGTTTCCACCATGACAACATTCACAAACAGTGCAACCGGAATTGCAACCTTGGCCTTTCAGGGAACCTGTCAGCATACCGGCCGCGCCTGATTGAACGCATTGGCCTTGAACGCGTGCTGGCGCTGGAATCCATGAATGAACCGCGCCGTTGGCAAGTTGATGAATTGAAAGCCATCATCAAGGAACACAAGGCCTTGACCAAGGCGCTTCAGGAAAAGCACGGCATCACGCCGCCACCAACGGAATATGACAGCCGGCCAATTGGGATGTTTCCTGAAGACCGTGAACCTGAACCGGATGACTGACTTGAAGTGACGCGTTTGAACGCGTACCATTGGCACTGGATAAACCAACAGGGGAACAGCCGTGACAAAGCAAGCCAGCAAGACCAAGACCAAAGCCGCGTCAGCCGCCGCGCCTGAAAAGCCAAAAGCAATGACCGCTTGTGAACGTCAGCGCCTTTGCCGCCAAAGCCGGAAGAATGACGGCCTTCATGAAGTGCGTTCAATTCACGCCTTCAAGGAAGACCACGCCACAATCAAGGCCTTTGCCAATGACCTGACGGCCAAAACACGCGCCGCCAAGCTGGCCGAAAAAGGGGATTGATTTGGTGCTTGCAATGCGTGACGCGCTGCGCCTATAATTGACCAAGCCGGCAATCCGCCGGCGCCAACAGGGGAACACAACTATGAAAACAGAAATCCAGCCAAACATCAGCCTTCCTGAAATCAATGAAGCCACGCTGGTCAGCCTTCAAATCTTGCGCACGCCGTTTCCGGTGAACCAAGTCAGCAAGCTTGCAAAAGGAACCAAGGCGCAAAACGATTGCCCAAAAGAACAAAAGCGGCGCTGTCAGGTTTGCGGCGGCTTCCATCATCCTGACGTCATTCATTTGGACTATGTTGGCCATGCCGCACTGACTGACCGCCTTCTTGATGCTGACCCTTTTTGGTATTGGGAACCGCTGGCCTTCACTGATGATGGTCTTCCGCGCTTTGATGAATCCGGCGGCCTTTGGATAAAGCTGACAGTTGCCGGCGTCACGCGCCTTGGCTATGGCCACGCGGAAAAGAAAATCTTTCAGGATATTGGCGCGCGTGAAAAAGAAGTCATTGGCGATGCCTTGCGCAATGCCGCCATGCGATTTGGCGCCGCGCTTGACCTTTGGCACAAGGGCGACTTGCACGCACACCAAGAAAACAACGGCGTTTTTGATAACCTTGAAGCGCCAAAAGGCCAACAGCAAGAACAACAGCATTCACCGGCCGGCAATGGCGTTGCTGATGTTGCGGCGGCCATCAAAGCGGCAACCAGCGGCAACCAGCAAGTGGCGGCGCCAGCTTCATCAGGCGCGCTTGAACCGGTTCTGACGCCAACGCAATTCAAGACCATGAACAAAGCGCTTGATGATTCTGGTTCTGACAAGGCGGCCTTTTGTGCGCATTTTGGGGTTGCATCAGTTGCCGCGCTTCCGCAAACAAAGTTCAAGGCGGCACTTGAAATGGTCAATGAAAAAATCAAGCGCAACAAGGAACGCACGCAAGGCGGTCAGTCATGATTGAACAGACCGTTGACACCAAGACAACCGCAAGCGTTGCGGCGTCACTGTTTGACCTTTGCGTGAATGTTGCCGCCAACGTCAAAACGGATGACGGAAAGCCATTCAATCATGAAGCCTTCAATGTCATGCTGGCTTCAATGTTCATCCGGCGCTTGTATCGCGACAACGGCGCGCCAACAGCGCTGGCGTTCATTCAAGTGACGCGTGAACTGATTGAACATGAAGAACAAGCCAAAACCAACAAGGCGCATAACCTCCCGCATAAGGGGCGAGCGTAGCGAGTCCAGCCCGAAGGGCGAGCCTTGATGCGGTTGTTATGCACAAGCACTACATACAATACTTAAACGAGGTAAATAAGCATGTTGAGCAAAGAAATCTGCGAAAAAATCTGGCACTGCCACCGTGAAATTGAAACCGGAGAAAAGCTGCTGGTTGATATTAGGGAGGCATTTGAAAAGAACAAGCATGAACCCCACGCGCAAGCGCTAAAAGACGCTTTTGGGCGATGCCAAAATATGCAGCTTGGTGTGCCTAGCGGCGAAAACTCGCACCGCATTTTTAGCCTGTCTTACGATCTGGCAGAGCCGATAATCAGGACTCACATTGCAAACAAGCATGCCGAGCTTGCACGACTGAATGAAGTGGCACTGCTTGAGATTGCTGGTGCATAACCCAGAGCTAACCGGCGGCGAAGCCGTCCAGTGAGGAATGAAATGACGAACGAGGTTGAGCGAGTTGTTATATGCCTTGATGTTGAGCATTGCGACTGTGGTGATGTTGGATTTCATGTTGTGCCAGATTGTGACGGCGAGCCTATGCAGGAGCAATGTAGATTCTGCTACACAACGCCGTGGAGCGCGATGAATGTGATGGCGATAAAACACGCCTATGAACACAGAAACGATGCTGTGGAATATGTGCCAGAGCCTATGCCATTTTAGGCATATAACATCTGAGTTAACGCGCACCGCCCGCGACTGGCGGCAGGTGCGACGCTGCTACGAAGCGGTGTCGCGTTGAACGAATTGTTAGGCCGCTGGCCTGCGCACTTGGAGAGCAACATGGAATGGCAGCCGATTGAAACAATCCCGACCGATGGGAGGCGCGTGCTTGTGTACCGGCCACTTGCTGAAAAGACTGGCGACAGACAGATAGAAATTAAACGCGCATATGGCGGCAAGAACATGAATTGCTGGAAAGAGACAGTGCCAGATGGTGCCACCCCAACAAACCCAACAGACGGCTTGTGTTATCCGACACATTGGGCACCTTTGCCGTCACCACCTGCGGCCTAACACATGAGTTAAGCCGGCGCGCTTGCCGGATACACAAACCCTGTTCATGCTACGACACGCGCTCGGCTTGAACGAATTGTTAGACCGGAACCCACAAACAACGAAACAGGAGAGTCACATGGAAACCATTATTTCAGCCGCGAATGCACTCACTTGGCCCGGCGCTATTGCCATTTGCGTGATCGCACTTGCCGCCGCTGCCGTGGCTTGGAAGCTGATCGACAGACTGCTGTGATGCGGTCTAACTAATCTTATACCCCAAAACTGACGCATAACTACCGATCAACATAACTTCTGACATATAACAGGGGAATTGAACCATGCGAACTGAACACAAACAAACCAGCCTTGAACTTTCAAAAGAACGCGCCGGCCGCATCACGGCCAGCACGGTTCCGGCAATCATGGGCTTGTCACCATACACCAAGCCGGCTGAAGCAATGCGCCGGATGGTGCGTGAATACTTTGGCGCGCCTTCAGAATTTGAAGGGAACATTGCCACGCGCCACGGCCATGAATATGAACAGGCCGCGCTTGATTCCTTGGCCGCCTACACTGGAACGCCTTTCTTGCCGGCGCCTTTCATTGCCTATGACTTTGAGGGCATGAAGCTTGGCGCGTCACCGGATGCCTTTGTTGATGCCGGTGAAGTGGTTTTTCTGGCTGAAATCAAGGCGCCATTTTCCAAGCGGAATGACTTCATCATTGCGCGTGAATATCTGGAAAGCCGGCCGGACTATCAGGCACAAGTTCAATTTCAGTTGATGGTTGCTGACAAGCTGAAAACCGTGTTTGGCGTTTGGACTTTCAAAGGCATTGACGCCGTGATTGTTGACCGCAATGAAGAACAGTGCCAGCAAATCCTTCAGGCAATCCGGCCGTTTTGGGAACAGTTTGTTGAAATCATCAATGACCCGCTGAAGGCGGCGCCATACCTGACCGACAAAACCAAGCCTGAAATTGAAGAACGCACTGACAAGGATTTCATTGAATCGGCGGCCAAGTATCTTGCGGCGGCTGAATCCCTGAAGGAACTGGAAAAGTATTGCGACCAACTGAAGGCTGAATTGCTGGTGATGGCTGACGGCCATCAAGTGAAAGGCGGCGGCCTTGTCATCACCAAGTCATCACGCAAGGGCAATGTTGACTATTCCGCAATTCCTGAATTGGCTGACGTTGACCTTGAACAATACAGGAAGCCGGAAACAACTTCTTGGTCACTGAAGCCTGAAAAGGAAGACAAGCCAAAGGAAGCAAAGACAAAGGCGGAAAAGAAAACCAAGAAAGGTGACGCGTCATGAATAAGGTTGCGTTTGTTCCAGTGAAGGGCAAGCGTGAAATTTGGGAAGCGACCAGCAACACGGAAGCCGCCGCCGCGCAAGCCTTGATTGCCTACCTGAACGCGCCGCACGCCTTGGAATCATAGTGCGTGACGGATATTCAACCAGCAAGACCAGCAACGGCGCGCCAGTTTATGTTTGGCGCTTTGTTGGTTATCATCAACCATCAACAACAGTGGAGTCACAACAATGTCACGCGGATTGAACAAGGTTCATTTGATTGGCCGGATAGGCAAAGACCCTGAAGGCGGAACCATTCCTTCAACCGGTTCCAGCGTTTGCAATTTCAGCCTTGCAACCGGTGAAGAATGGAAGAACAAGGAAACCGGCGCCAAGGAAGAACGCACCGAATGGCACAAGATAACGGTCTTTGGCCGGCTGGCTGAAGTGGCGCTTTCCAACCTGAAGAAAGGTGACTTGGTTTACCTTGAAGGCAAGTTGCGCACGCGTTCCTTTGACAAGCAAGGCGTCACGCATTTCACCACTGAAGTTGTTGCTGATGAAATGGAATTCTTGACCAAGCATGACCCAAACGGTCAGCGCGCCGGCAATAGGTGACAACATGGCTGGCAAACTGATTGGCGTTCATCCTGACCTTGTGCAACTGGTGAAGGTTGCACAAGGGTTCACGCGGTTCCAGATCACTGAAGGGGTGCGCACGCTGGCACGCCAAAAGGCTTTGGTTGCCGCCGGCAAATCCAAGACCATGAAAAGCCGTCACCTTGGCGGCTTTGCGGTTGACGCCTTGGCTGTTGATGCTTTTGGAAAGGCAAACTGGAACTTTGAAGCTTATTTTGGCATTGCTGAAGCCTTCAAGGCGGCCAGTGTTCAAACCGGCATTCCGGTTCAATGGGGTGGCTGTTGGGAAACCCTGACACCGGCCTTGGATTTGCGCAAGGCTGTTGACGCCTACAAGGCAAGGATGGCCAAGGAAGGCCGCCGGCCGCTTCTTGACGGCGTTCACTTCCAGCTTCCGGCTGACCTTTACCCTGATGCAAGCGCCTGAACAGCGGCCGCCAAGCCGCAAACAACAGCGCCGCGCCGACCTGATGACTGAACTTGAAGCCTATCAGGCGGCCGGCGGCGTTCTGTTGACCGCTGAAGAACTGGCTGAACAGGCCAAGCAATACCAGCAAGACCAAGAACAGGCTGACACTGTATGAAATAACAGTTTTGCAACGCGTCACGCTTTGTTGTTAGAATGGCGCCATGCCGGAATGAGCCGGTTTTGACAGGGGACTGAATTTATGAATATGACTAAAGAAGAATTGCTTGAAATTGTAAGCCGTCATAAGTCTTGGCTTTTTGATGAAGAAGGCGGTTGCCGTGCCAACCTGTGCGATGCCAACCTGTGCGATGCCGACCTGTGCGATGCCGACCTGTGCCATGCCGACCTGTGCGATGCCGACCTGTGCGATGCCAACCTGTGCGATGCCGACCTGCGCGGTGCCAACCTGTGCGGTGCCGACCTGTGCGATGCCAACCTGTGCGGTGCCAACCTGTGCGATGCCGACCTGCGCGGTGCCAACCTGTGCCATGCCGACCTGTGCGATGCCAACCTGTGCGATGCCGACCTGCGCGGTGCCAACCTGTGCGATGCCAACCTGTGCGGTGCCAACCTGTGCGGTGCCAACCTGTGCGATGCCGACCTGCGCGGTGCCAACCTGCGCGGTGCCAACCTGTGCGATGCCAACCTGTGCGGTGCCAACCTGTGCGGTGCCAACCTGTGCGGTGCCGTTGGCGGAAACGGCCGCATTCAAGCGCTTCAGATTTCACCATATAAAATCATTGTCTTGGACAAAGCTGTTGCTTGGGGAGGATGCACCAAGAAAACAGTTGAAGAATGGCTTGACTATGATGGGGCTGAATTATCGCCAACTAATAAAAATTACTTGGAAACAATTACAAAACCATTCATCAGGATGGCGATTCAATAACGCAACCAAACAGGGGATTGAAACCATGAAAGCAAATTCTGAAATCAAATCCATTCACACGACAGCCGGCGGCTATAGGCTGGAAGCATTCAAGCGTTCAGATACCACGCGCGCGCCTGAACCGTTCTGTTGCCTTGTTTATTCACCGCGCGGCGCTTTGGTTCTTGGCGCGGCTGGCGCCGGTGACAGCCTGATTGAAGCCTTGGTTGATGGCGCTTTCATGGCCGGTTGCCACCAAACAGCCATGACAATCAGGAAGGCCGCTGAAAAGCCTTCCGCGCGCGTCACAAGCCATCAAGAACGCGTTGACGCTGACGGCCTTGAAGCGGTCAACAACTGCTTGCGCAATGCGCGCTGAACTGAAGAAGCGCCAAGGCGAAAAAGGGGAACTGGCATGAACGGCCTGACGCTGAAGGAAAAACTGAATCACGGTGATCTTGACCACGCCTTGACGCGTGATGAAGTCAACAAGATTCTTGAATTGCTTGAAAATGAAGACATGACTGACAAGCTTGATGACGCTTACCATGAAGGCAAGGATGCCGGCCTTGATGAAGGAAGGGAAGAAGGCAAAGAAGAAGGGATTGAACATCAGGAACAGTTGACGCGTGACAAACTGGAAGAATTGCAAGAAGAACACGGCACAAACCTTCAGGCCATCATTGACGACTTGAAGGAATGGCTTGAAGACTGACGGGGGAAATGACCAATGAAGATGCCTTTGCAATGGCATGAACAACGCCTGAGGAACATGAAAAGCCATGCTGAACGCGCAACCATTGACGCTGAACGCGCGGCGGAATATGCAAGCAAGCTGAAAACTGAAATTGAACAGCGTGAACGCCAACTGGCTGAAGCACGCCGGCGCGGCATTGATTCCTTTGACCCTGACAGGTTTGCCATTAAGCGGTCAGGCGGTGATTCATGACAACACTTGACCTGAAGAATGCACCGGTTTTGCAATTTCCATACACCAGCCGGCCAAAGACTGACCCAAGGTGCATGAAGCCGGACGGTTGCGGCGCCATTGTGCGTGAAGCTTGCAAGTGCGCTGCACTGGCGCGCGTGAAGGCCAAGCAAGAAGCTGAACCAAAGGTGACGCCATGACAACGCGCCTGATATATTGTTGCAATTGCAAGGAAGAAGTTGACGCCGTTCTTGTCACCGGTGCCGGCATATATCCGCACCGGCCTGACCTGAAAGCGCTTCCTTTCTGGCAATGCAAGGCTTGCAATGCCTTTGTTGGCTGTCATCATAAGACCAAGGACAGAACGCGGCCGCTTGGGTGCATTCCAAGCGTTGCCGTCAAGGAAGCGCGCCAGCGGGTTCACCGCGTCATTGACCCGCTTTGGCAGTCAGGGAAAATCAGCCGGCGCCAGCTTTATGCGGCACTATCCAAGGCGGTTGGCAAGGAATATCACACGGCGGAAATCAGGATTGTTGAAGA